TGATTGCACATATACTCAAGGGTATACAGTTAGGCGAGTGGCATAAAATGTATAACAATAACAACAAGGAGTATGTATAATGACTGTAAAAGAACTAAAGGAAATATTATCTAAACAAGATGATAATAACGAGGTTATATTTTATAACTTAAAGAATCATAATTTAACACAGTTTAATCTTGAATCTATTATAGATGTAGATGAAAGATGCGAGATTACAACAACAAAGGAGTTAGTATGACAAACGAAACACGATATAAAAAAGCATTGGTTAATATTTTATTTTACCAAGCAATAAATATGAGTAAAGATGAGTTGCAACCTGTGTTGTTCTTTGAAGAAGTAGCAACAGACTTTTGGACACTTGAACAATGTCGTATGCAATATGTCAAAGACCAACTACAATTCATTGACGATGGTAATCTTGATGATGAGATTGAAGAAACATGGAACACAGTATTTAAAAAGGAGAATGTATAATGACTAAGAAAAAAAGTGAATCTGAATTAATTGAAATTAATAGGAAAAAAGGTATTGATGGTATGACTGATGAACAGATGAAAGCAGTTAAAGAAACTGAAAGGCATCTAAGTTCAGCACTACAAATGATTTTTGAGTGTCAAGATATGTATATGTCTGACATAAGAAACTTAGAGCAGAGTATGTGGGATTTAAGACGTAGCTTTAACTTAGGTATGAAAGATTGGTAATGGCTAGAAGGAGAAGTAGCATGAAAGTAGAAGACTTAATAATTAGTATTGCGAATGAACGTGATATGTGGAAAGAGAAAGCTATGAACATGGTAGAGAAAGAAACCTTTGATAAGGTTAATAATGCTCTAGCTGAAGTGAATAGACAACCTACTGTTAAAGCTGAAGCATATGATATAGCATGGAAAGAAGTAGATAGAGCTAATGCAAGGGCAAATATGTGGAAAAAAGAATATGAGAAAGCTACATCTAAACAAGGTTGTAACTATGTATTCAGCGAGATACCTAATGATACAGACGGACAAGAGTTTGTTGACACTATGAAGAAGTATCTAAACAAGGAATCATACAAGATGAGAGTAAGAGGACAACATATTAAACCTGAATTGAGAGGTACAGGTGCTACATATTGGGGTCAAGGCTTACATGAATCATCTCATATGAGAATTTATATTGATGCAAAAAAGAAAGGAGAATGATATGGTACAATTATTTTATACAACATTTGCTTTGTCACTTATATATTTAGCATATGTTATATCAACTAAATTTGTTATATAACTAAACATAAAGGTAACTAAAATGAATGTAAAAAATTTAATAGATAAGTATTATTTATCTAGTGATTTCAATATGTTAGCAGATAAAACTAAAGTAGATTATTCAAATTGTTTATCAGTCATGTTGAACACAAAGTTAGATGATAAGTTTATTTACACAACTAAAGTCAATAAATTGACAGGTGCAATGGCTAGACAAGCATATGAAGTGTGGCTTAATCGTGGCATTTATATGGCTAATCATATTTGTGCTTCATCTAGAAAAGTATATTCATTTGGAATGGAGATGGGTTATGTAGAAACCAATCCATTCTCTACTTTTAAATGTAAGATAACTAAACCTAGAAAAGTTACATGGACAAAAGAACAGATTATGCAGTTATTAGATTTCTGTTATGCAGATTTTCAATATAGAAGTCTAGGTTTAATTGTTCAGATGGCATATGAATGGTGTCAAAGAGTAGGAGATATGAGATTATTAGAGTTTAGTAGCATAGATTTTGATAAAGGAGTGTTGCATTTAGAACAATCCAAGAGAGGTGCAACAGTTCATCTACCCATTAGTGATGATTTACTTGAAATGCTTATACAACAGAAAGAGGAGTATGATTTTCAGAAATATGTCGCACCCTATCCTAAAGCTCTCAGAGGCTTTTACAAGCCCTATACGTTGACTAGGCTATCTATAGTAGCTAGAAGGGCAATGAAGCTCTGTGGGCTTCCTGACGAGCTTAGAATAGCTGATTTAAGACGTACAGGTACTACTGAAATGGTTGAAGCAGGAGTAAGTATGGGTCAAATAATGTCTGTAACAGGTCATGCTAATCCACAATCTGTTAAACCTTATATGAAAAATACTTTAGATTCTGCAAAAAATGCATTGACAATGCGAAAAAAGTATGATATAAGCACAGATAACGTGCCGAACAAAGAAATATATAACATATAAGTGGTATATTATAAATGAATATATATAACTATGTAAGTGAATTACAATTAGGTGTAGGAGAGAGTAAACGATTGAACTGTCCTAACTGTAATGGCTATAAAACTTTTAGTGCTACCAATAATATGGGTCAGTTACTATGGAACTGTTATAAAATATCTTGTACTATATCAGGTTCAGCACGTATTCGTTTGTCTGTAGATGACATAAGAGATGCCATAGACCCTAGTGTGTTAGATGATGACATAAGTGACTTCAGTTTACCTGATTATGTTGTACAACACAATGACAGACCAAATGTTTTATCATGGTGTAACACATGGAATATTGACACTAATAACATTGATATATTCTATGATGTTAAAGAAGACAGGATAGTGTTTCCTGTTGTACATGGTGGTAAAATGGTTGATGCAACAGGTAGGTCGCTAGGAAAAAGATTACCTAAGTGGAAAAGGTATGGAAAAAATAACTTGCCTTTCGTTCATGGACATGGTAATGTGGCAGTAGTTGTTGAGGATTGTGTTAGTGCTATCGCAGTAGGCAGTGAAGTATATGCAGGGGTAGCAGTGTTGGGTACATCATTAGCTGAATCACACAAGAGATACCTTTCACAATTCTCAACTGCTATAATAGCACTAGACCCTGATGCAGTACCCAAGACACTAGCATTCGCAAAAGAACTGAGAGGTTATGTGAATGATGTAAAAGTGCTAAGAGTCACAGACGATTTAAAATATAGGAGAAAAGAAGACTTTGATAATTTAACTAAACTAACCCCAAAGGAGTAACCAACATGGAATTATCACTAATAAGAAGTTTAATGGACAAAGAGTTCTATGAAGAGCATAGAGGTGCTAAATGTCCTGATAGACTATTCAGTAAAGATGTAAGAAAGATTAAGAGTGCCATAGATAAAGCTATGGACAGGTATGAGAGAACAGTAACACCTGATGAGATTGAAGCATTGTTCATGTCTAACAATCCATCAATGACTACTGCACAGAAACAAGCATATTCTAGCTTGTTCAAGCAAATAAAGAAGGAGTTGCCACTTGGAACAGATGTCGCACAGGAAGTATTATCTAAACTGTTTCAGCAAGTTGTTGGCGAAGACATTGCTAATCTTGGCTTTGACTATGTTAATGGTTCTAAATCCACTCTTGAACCTCTTAGAAATGTTCTTGAGTTATATGCTGATGATTTTACTCCCAATCTAAAAATAGAATGGGATGACATAAGCATTGAAACATTACTAGAAAGAAATGATTTAGAAGCTAGATGGACATTTAATATACCTTGTCTAACTAGAAAGGTAGAGGGTGTCAATGCAGGACACTTGATTGAAGTAGGTGCAAGACCTAATACAGGTAAGACATCTTTTCATGCTAGTTTAATTGCTAGTCCAAATGGATTTGCTCAACAAGGTGCTAAGTGTATCATATTATGTAACGAGGAATCTGCACACAGAGTTGGTGCTAGGTATCTAACATCAGCTACAGGTATGACAATGCATCAGATAAGAAAAGACCCAAGTAAAGCAAGGGAATTGTATGAGGTTGTCAAGAAGAATATACACATTAAAGATGCGTCTAATCGTGACATGGCATGGGTAGAGAGTATATGTAAAGCATACAAGCCTGATATAGTTGTATTAGACATGGGAGATAAGTTTGCTAGGACAGGTGGCTTTGCAAGAACAGATGAAGCACTTAAAGCTAATGCTATTCATGCTAGACAGATAGCTAAACAACATCAATGTGCTATCTTTTATATGTCACAATTATCTGCTGAAGCTGAAGGTAAAGTATATCTGAATCAAGCTATGATGGAAGGTAGTAGAACAGGTAAGGCTGCTGAAGCTGATTTAATGATTCTTATAGCCAAAGATACAGTTAAGAATCCTGATAGTGGAGAAGAAGAAAGTCCTGCTAGACATTTAAATATTGTCAAGAATAAATTATCAGGGTGGCATGGTGTTGAACATTGTGAATTGGATTATGTAACTGCAAGGTATCAATAATGCAGAAAGATTTGTTTGGTTATGAAAAGCCTGTGATTGAGCATGGAGATAGTTTGGTCTGTATCAAGTGTGATATTGAACAACCAATAGACCAATTTAATGCTATGAAATATGCTAGTTCAGGCGAAGAAAATAAACAGACAGAAATAAAAAGAACTTGTAGAACTTGCATGAGGAATCAATCTAATCTAGTTAAACAACTAAGAAAAACTAACCCATATCCTGATGAGGATTATTGTTGTCCTATATGTTACAGGGATATAAAAGAAATAGGTAAGTATGGTCAACCTAGATTGCAAAATTGGGTACTAGACCATTGTCATGATTCCCTTTCATTTAGAGGTTGGTTGTGTCATCATTGTAATGTTGGTTTAGGTGGATTCTCAGATAGCTTGACAAGATTAAAGAAAGCTGTTATATATCTAACTAAGCACAAGGAAAAATTAGATGAAATACCTTAAAAAAGAAGAGGTGAAAAAATTAAATTTACCTGATAAAATGGGAGAAAAAAGAGAAGATGGATATACATTTCAGTATTATTACATAAGAGATGGTAAAATATCAGAACTTTGGTATTCTCCAAAAACTATGTCTAATTTTAAACTTCGTAAGAATAATAGAAAGAAAGAACATATTAAAAGGATTAGGGCTTTTACAAAAAGAGTTAAATTATATTTAGGATGTTGCGTATGTGGGTACAAAAAGAGTAGTGATGCTCTACAATTTGACCATAAAGATATAGATATTAAGAAAAAAAATATTAGTGCTATGCGTGGTTACAGCATGAAAGCAATAAAACATGAAATGAGAAAATGTAGAGTTCTCTGTGCTAATTGCCATGCTGAACACACAGAAAAACAAAGAAAAGAAGGATTATTTGATTATGAAATTAACACTTGATGTAGAAAATACAGTTACCCACAGAGATGGTAAGCTACATCTTGACCCATTTGAATCTGACAATAGATTAGTTATGGTTGGGTGTCTCACAGATAAAGGAGATGAGTATCTATTCAGAGATAATTTTGATGGTGTTCAGGAATTACTAGACCAAGCTACTATACTGATAGGTCATAATATTGTACATGATTTATTATGGTTATGGGAATGTGGTCTGAGGTATGATGGTCCTGTCTTTGATACTATGCTCGTTGAGTATGTGCTACAGAGAGGTAACAAACAACCATTATCTCTTGAAGCATGTGCTAACAGGTATGACTTAGATACCAAGAAGCAAGACACTATGAAAGAATACTTCAAGAATAAAACACCTATTGATGAAATACCTAAGCAAGAGTTATCTGACTACTTATCTGCTGACTTAAAAGCTACACAGGAACTAGCAGACACATTATACAAGAAACTAAATACAGAAGAGTATGGTGGTCTTATGAACACAGTGTCTCTAACTAATCGTGTATCAGTTACATTAGCTAGAATATATCAGAATGGTTTTACTGTTGATATGAACAAGTTAAATGAAGTTAGAGATGAGTTTGAGAAAGAGAAAGTAGATATAGAGAAAAGATTAAACATACAAGTAAAACAATTAATGGGAGACACACGTATCAACTTAAATAGTCCTGAGCAGATGTCATGGGTTATATATAGTAGAAGACCTAAAGATAAATTAGAATGGGCAAATACATTCTCCCCATACATGGATGTAAAAGAATATAAGAAGAACGTAAAAGATAAATCAGATATTGTATACAAAACAGAAGCACAACAATGCCCACATTGTAAAGGAGCAGGACATTATAGAAAGGTTAAGAAAGATGGAACACCTTATGCTAGACCCACAAAATGTGATAACTGTGATTCTATTGGCTACCTATTTGTACCTAGCAAGTTAATAGCAGGTTTAAAATTTACTGCACCTAGTGCTAAATGGGTAAGTGCCAATGGTTTTACAGTCAACAAAACTAACTTAGCTATCCTACAAGATATTGCTAGAAAGAATAATCTAGAAGAAGCATTGACATTTCTAACTGACTTGCAAAGACTATCAGCATTAGATACTTACCTGTCATCTTTTGTTGAAGGTATTACTACACATACTAAATCTGATGGTAAACTTCATGTTAGATTACTGCAACATAGAACTGCAACAGGCAGGTTTAGTGGTGCTGACCCTAACATGCAGAACATGCCTAGAGGTGGTACATTCCCTGTGAAGAAAGTCTTTGTGTCTAGATGGGAAGGTGGGCAGATACTTGAAGCTGACTTTGCACAGTTAGAGTTTAGAGTGTCTGCTTTCCTATCACAAGATAAAACTGCAATGAAGGAGATTGAAGATGGATTTGATGTGCATAGTTATACTGCTAGTGTTATTACTAATGCAGGTGAAGAAACATCTAGGCAAGAAGCAAAAGCTCATACCTTTGCACCACTCTACGGAGCAACAGGCTTTGGGAGAACGAATGCTCAAGCGACATATTATGAACACTTCACAAAGAAGTACGAAGGAATCGCATTATGGCATTCCAAATTGGCTAAAGAGGCTATAAGCACTAGAAAGATAACTACACCATCAGGTAGACAATTTGTATTCCCTGATGTTAGAAGAAACACTTATGGTAAAGTATCTCACTTTACACAGATAAAAAACTATCCTGTTCAATCATTTGCTACTGCTGACATAGTACCTCTTATACTAGTCAACATAGAACAACAACTAGATAATCTTCAATCCTGTATAGTTAATAGTGTACATGATTCAATTGTTATTGATATACATCCAAATGAAGTACAACAGGTAATTGATATTATAAAAATTGTTAATGACAATATGATAGCACTAATCAATAGTGCATTTGCGTTAGAGTTCAATGTTCCATTATTATTAGAAGCAAAAATAGGTAATAATTGGCTTGACACTAAAGATGTTATGTGATATAACTTATAAACTTTGATAGAAAGGAATACAATGGTAAATGATATAACTACAATAGATACAAATAACTATGCACAGATGGCAAAGGCTATGGGTATCGCAGGGGAAACAGGCTCATCTGATGTTAGTAGAGCTAATCCTCTTCCAAGAATGAGATTGCATCATAATAATATTATGGGCATGAAGAAGATTGGAGATGAAACAGTAGAGACAGTTGTTGTGAAAGCAGGTTCGTATAAGCTAGAAAGACCTGACTTGCCTGTTGTCTATGCACCTACTGTTGAGATAAGACCCTTTGTACAAAGGTTTATGTACAAGAGGTTTGTTAAAAATGTGTCTGCTAAGAAGGGAGAGCCTATGGGTGTTTATCATAAGACACTTATGGCAGATAATCTTAATAATGACTTAAAAGATAATCAAGGTAACTTCAACTGTGGCAAGCCATCAGGTTACATTAAAGACTTTAAGGCATTACCTGTAGCTACTCAAGAAGTAATAAAGCAGATTAAAAGAGTTAGAGTAATCTTTGGTACAATTGACATGCCTAATGCTAAAGATGAACAAGGTAATAAGGTTTCACTAGAAGACAATACACCATTTATATGGGAGATTGATAATCGTGATGCTTTTAAAACAATGGGAGAACCTTTTAATAAGTTTAGTCAAACAAAAAGACTTCCTGTTCAGCATTACATTACATTAACTAGTGAAGAACGGAAGATACCAAGTGGTACATCTTTTTATTTACCTAATTATTCTCTTGACTTACAGAAAACTATTCAAGTAACAGACGAAGACCAAAATACTTTCATCAACTTCATGGCATGGATAGATAACTATAATAGTTATATATTTAATGAATGGGAGATGAAAACTAAAGAACCTGTAAGCAAAGAAGATAAAGACATCGTTGATGATTTCATTGATGTTGAAGTAGATGAAGAGGTAGCATAGTGCATCATCCTGCTGAAATGATGATTCATCAGTATCTTGAGAATGCCACAAGTGGTAAATCAGCTATGAGTCAAGAAACTATTGAGCAAGTAGCTGTTGATATAAAAGATGCTTTGAATCGTCAGTTCAATACAAAGAGGGATGAAAAGTTTAGGTTACGTATGTCTAATATTGGTAGACCTTCATGCCAACTTTGGTTTGAGAAGAATAAACCTGAGACTGCGTTACCTAAACCTACCACTTTCATAATGAACATGATGATTGGTGATATAGTAGAAGCAGTTTTTAAGGCAATACTAAGAGAATCAAATGTTAAATTTGAGAATAGTGAAGATGTTACTCTTGAAATTGACAAAAAAACTACTATATCAGGGTCATATGACCTAGTTATCAATGATGCAGTAGATGATATTAAGTCTGCATCTGATTGGTCATATAAATATAAGTTTGATTCTTATGAAACTTTACATTCAGGCGATAGTTTTGGTTATGTTGGACAACTAGCAGGTTATGCACAGGCTTCTAACAAGAAAGCAGGTGGATGGTGGGTAGTCAACAAAGCCAATGGTCAGTTTAAGTATGTTCCTGCTCATATTGACATGGAAAAAGAACTTGACAAAGTTAAAAAGAATATAAAGGCAGTAGATTCAGACGAGTTAGTGCGATGTTTTGAACCTGAACCTGAAACATTTAGAGGTAAACCTACAGGTAATATGGTTTTAAATAAGAATTGCACATTTTGTTCATATAGGCAATCGTGTTGGGAAACTCTTCGTGAGTTACCTGCACAAATGTCTCAAGCTAAAGAACCTAAAATGGTTCAATATGTAAAATTGAAAGGAGAGTAGCATGAGTAAATCACTAGATGAACTAAAAGCAAGCATTGAAGAGATGGAAAAACAATTAGCTGAAGCTAAAAAAGAATATCGTGACCTACGTACAGCAGGTTTACGTGATGCTATTGAAGCTAGAAAAGCTGCAGATGAAGCAGTAAAGGAAGAGCTTAAAAACTTAGGCTATTCTAATACATATTCATATAGCAATCCATTTATATCTTGGCGAAACTTCTAATTGTCTCCTCATAAAATAAGAAGAGATGCAATAAAGCATGGGTATAGGAGTGGATTAGAACACACTATATCTATATATCTTAAAGAATTAAAACATAAATATGATTATGAATCTATTAAGATAGAGTGGGAAGATTTATCATATCGCACCTATACCCCTGACTTTATATTAAACAACGGAATTATAATAGAAACAAAAGGTAGGTTTCTACCAACAGACAGAAGAAAACATTTAGCTATAAAAAAACAACACCCTAACTTAGACATTAGATTTGTGTTTACTAATAGCAGAACTAAATTAAGAAAAGGTGCTAAATCTTCTTATGGACAATGGTGCATCAAATATGGATTTAGGTATTACGACAGGATAATTCCTGAAGAATGGCTCAAAGAAAAGGGCAAGAATAGACACCCTAAATTTATAAAGTTTACAGGTGCAAAAGTAAGGAGAGATAAATGAGTGTGGGTAGTAAAGTGTTAGATGAAGACTTTGTTATTTGTGTTAGACCACAGATGGATAAACACTTTAATTGGACAAGCGAAGTTAATGTATTTATAATGACTTCAGAAAATAATCCACTTAATGATGATGATTATTATGGTGTATTAGATTTCTGTAGAGCTTTATGTGCTACGATAGCTATCATGGAAAAAGATGAAGACCTTAGAAAAAGGGCAGTTAAAGAAGCAGAAGAATATGAAAAAGAAGAGAAACCTAAATTGAAAGTAGTTGACAAAAAAGATAATGTTGTGCTATTATCATTTGAATCTGATAACGATAATAAATTACAATGATGAGACATTTGGAGTACATGCGAATGATGGCAGAAAAAGCAGAAAAAGAAGATATGGTCAATAACCCTAAACATTATAATGAATCAGGTATTGAGTGTATAGATGCATTAGAAGCTATGCTAGGAGATGGTTTTAAATCTTATCTGCAGGGAAATATAGCTAAGTACTTATGGAGATACAAATACAAAAATGGCTTAGAAGATTTACAGAAAGCCCAATGGTATTTGAATAAATTAATAGGAGTTGTGGATAATGAAAGTTAAAATCATGGCAACTCTCATCATAGACCCTGAAGAATATCCAATACCCTCTGATGGAGATGTTACAGAAGACTTTGAAGATTATATGCGTGAGCTATTTCACGATTTAGAGGGTGTAAAAATATCACATATTAAAATACTAACGGAGTAAACAATGAAAACAAATTACCTACCAACAGATTATCAAAACTTCATAGCCTTGTCTCGCTATGCAAGATGGAAAGATGATGAACAAAGAAGAGAAAATTGGGGTGAAACTGTAGATAGATACTTCAGTTATATGACTGAACATCTTAAAAAGAATTATTCTTACAGTATAACAAAAGCTCTGAAAGAAAAACTTACAGAGCAGATAATGAATTTAGGTGTTATGCCTAGCATGAGAGCTTTAATGACATCAGGACCTGCGTTGGATAGATGTCATGTTGGTGGATATAATTGTAGTTATATACCTGTAGATAGTCCACGTAGCTTTGATGAGTGTATGTACATTCTTATGTGTGGTACAGGTGTAGGCTTCTCTGTTGAACGTGAGAATGTTGACAAGCTACCCATTGTCAATGAACACTTTGAAGACAGTACTACTATCATAACTGTTGGTGACAGCAGACCCGGTTGGGCTAAAGCACTTAGAGAACTTATAGCTATGTTATATGTAGGTCAAGTGCCTACATGGGATGTGTCACAGGTCAGACCTGCAGGTGCTAGACTAAAAACATTTGGTGGTAGAGCATCAGGACCTGCACCACTTGAAGAGTTATTTCGTTTTTGTATAGCTAAGTTTAAAGGTGCTAAAGGCAGAAGACTGTATCCTATTGAGTGCCATGATATCATGTGCAAGATTGGTGAAGTAGTCGTTGTAGGTGGAGTACGTAGGTCTGCACTTATTTCTTTGTCTAACTTAGGTGATGACCAAATGAGACATGCTAAGTCAGGTTCATGGTGGGAGAATGAAGGACAGAGAGCATTAGCTAACAACTCTGTAGCATTTAAAGATAAGCCTGAGATGGGTACATTCATGCGAGAGTGGACATCATTATATGAATCTAAGTCAGGTGAACGTGGCATCTTTAATCGTAAGGCAGCTAGAGTTAAAGCAGGTGAGAACAAAAGAAGAGAAACTGACCACTACTTTGGATGTAATCCTTGTAGTGAAATTATATTAAGACCTTATCAGTTCTGCAACCTTACTGAGGTAGTCTGTAGAGCTTCAGATTCTTTAAGTTCCTTAGAAGAGAAAGTACGTATGGCTACTATACTTGGTACATTCCAATCTACACTTACTAACTTTAAGTATTTACGTAAGATATGGAAGGATAATACAGAAGAAGAGAGACTATTAGGAGTTTCCCTAACAGGTATTCTAGATACAAACATATGGACAGAAGATGTATTAGAGATACTAAGAACAGTTGCAATAGAAACTAATAAAAAGGTAGCTGAAGACTTAGGTATACCACAGTCAACTGCTATCACTTGTGTAAAGCCTAGTGGTACAGTTAGTCAATTGGTTGACAGTGCATCAGGTATTCATGCTAGACACAATGACTACTACATTAGAACTGTACGTGGTGATAACAAAGACCCCCTCACACAGTTTATGAAAGATAGTGGAATACCAAATGAGCCTGATGTGATGAAACCTGATAGCACTACTGTGTTCAGCTTTCCTATGAAGTCACCTGAAGGTGCAGTCACTAGAACACAGATGTCAGCTATTGAACAGCTAGAGTATTGGCTCATGTTCCAAAGACATTGGTGTGAGCACAAGCCTTCTGTTACTGTGTCTGTTAAAGAAGATGAGTGGATGGATGTTGGAGCATGGGTATACAAGAACTTTGATGAAGTATCAGGTATATCCTTCTTACCTTTTAGTGACCATACATATGCACAAGCACCTTACCAAGACATAACTAAAGAAGAATATACTGAGCTATTTAGTAAGATGCCTATGTCTATTGATTGGTCTAAGTTAGCAGAATTTGAGAAGGAAGATACTACTTCAGGTGGTAGAGAACTAGCTTGTACAGCAGATGCTTGTGAAGTAGTTGACTTAACATCTAATTAATGTTAGAATCTTCTGAGTTATTATGGTGGCAATGGTGGTTACTTATAGCCATTTCCATCAATACATTGATAAATTTAATAGTGTTCTTTAGAGGTAGAAAATTACATATTAAAGAATTTTTACATTTAAAACCTAAACCAAAGAAAAGGAGTAAAGAATGAGAGATATGATACTCAATGCTATCAAAACTAAGATGATAGGGCAGATGAATGCTCATATAGCTAATGCAGAGGTTATGCTAAGTAACCCTGTAGGAGCAAGAGATAGGGCAACTGTAGTAGATACTATTGAGAAAGAGATAGAAGAACTACAAAATCTTAATGGAAAACTTAACATACTAACTAAATACTTTGAGAGGAGTAATGAGAATGCAATTGAAGAACAGAAAGCGAAATCCAAATCTAAGTAAATATGATGCACCTCTAAAGATACAATTCAGTAGAGGCATGAATGATTTTAAAAGAGGTAAATTAAATAATCCATATCACCCCAATAGTATGCAAGGAAGAGAATGGGAAAGGGGTTTTAACATGTCCTACTTCCAAAGGTTAGAAAGGGTCAAACAAAATGAAGTTAGAAGAGGAAGCTAAGAAGTTCATGCAGGATAAACTAATAATAACAGAAGTAATGACTGCTGAGTTTTACGAGATGAAAGCAGGACAGACAGCCATCTTCCCTAAGAACCAAGCCCTAGAGTATTTAGCTTTAGGATTAACTAGTGAAGCAGGAGAAGTAGCAGGTAAGGTAAAAAAACTTATACGTGATGGTGAAGATGTAGAAGGTTTTGAACTAAAGAAAATGGCTATAGCGTCAGAGATTGGTGACGTACTTTGGTATTGTGCTATGATGGCTAAAGAGGTAGGTGTTCCATTGAATGATATTATGAAAGATAACTTGAAGAAGTTACATGGCAGAAAGGAACGTGGAACATTACATGGGTCAGGGGATAATCGTTAATCAGATTGAGTTGGTAGTTCCTGTTGGTTTTTATATGTCTTTGTTAAATGTTCAGGTAAATATTCCCAATAAGGAGTTTCTCTTCTTCTCTCAAAATAGTTTAATCCTGCTTTTTTAAATAATTCAACACCATGTGTATCAAGAACCATGGTCTTACCATATGCATTAGATGCTTGTTTTATTTGAGCAATCATCTTTTTCTTTTCAAACGGTAAAGCCCTTTTATAAGCCTCAGTTTGTATTAACTCTAATCCATATTGATGAAACTGAGCACCTGTGTATCCTTCTAGTATAGAGTATTGTTCTAAATCTAACTCAACTCTAGTTCCATCAAAACCTTGTAAGGACATTTTCCTTGATGGTCTACTGTGTGCATATTCTAACTTAACTAATTCTTTAGCGAATGGGTCATCCTTTAATGAATACTCTCTAGTTATGCTAGTGATGACCTGCTTTATATCGTTGTCAAGACCTTCTTCTCCATACTGCTCTATGTACATAAGTCTTCCAAACATATCATAGCGAATAGGTAAATCTCTTCTAATAAAAGGTATTGAGTCTCTTATAACATCTAATGCTGTGTAAGTGTCTCTTATAAATGGGTCACTAGTTCTTCCATAAGCCCTTAATATGTTAGGTGTTGAAGCTCTAGCAACTTGGGTTGAAAATTTATTTAATGCATAATCAAATGTGTTTGTGCCACCTTCTATTGCTTTATTAAATTGTTCTATATCTTTAGCTAATTGAGCTATCCCTGTTAACATAGCTTTGTCAGCTATATTTGCCCATGCAGATGAAGCTGTCATTGATACAGCAGTTTTCATGTACTTTTCCAAAGTAGCATATTTATCTGTGTCTTTTATTGCACCCATTCTTTGATATATCATATGTAAATCAGCACCAAAGCCTATTGGTGTGGCAAAAGGGTCAAAGCGATTGTATGTATATGTTTTATTACCTATGTTTATAGCTTTATCTTGATATCCCAATCCCTGTGTTTTAACCATATCAAGTTTATAACCATCTCCTGTTCCTGATATAACACCTTGAGATGCTAAATATGTTCCTAAACCAATAACACTAGAACCTGCAACTATTCTAGCAATAGCTTCATCTGCCTCTGCTCCACCCTTTTTAATAGCTCTACGCACCACAGGATTAGCTAAAGCAAAAAATGAATTAGTTAAAGAATAACCTGCAAGATTGAGTGGTGTTCTAACGAAAGGCAAATAAGTTGATGCGATGTTACCTAAAACAGGAACACGTTTAATCTTAGCAAACCCTGCTGCTATTTTATTATCTTTTGTAAATGTTACTCTCGCAGCATCTTCTAATGCAGCCTTTTCTAAATCAGCAGGTTTCTTCTTAATTATATCTGCAACAAAGTCACTATGCTCTTTAGTGCCAATAACTAAACCCTTTTTAGCAGCACCTCTATATGCTTGTTGATATACAAAAGATGATTTAGCAAGTGTCTTAAAAAAAGCATCCGTAGCTAATAATATAGCACCCGGAGTTCTTACAACACCACCAACTATTATTCTACCTATACCTCCACCTTTTCCTGAAGTTAAGCCTACAACGTCTTCATACTCACTTCTACTCATTCTTTTTAATTCAGGAGGCAAGTCACCATCACGTATAACTTTACCAAAGTTTTTAAATGCTTCAGCCATTGACATAGCAGAGCCTACGTTCCTAGCTACAGTTTCACTAAAATATACTTTATCTTTTGGCTTTTTAATAAATGGAGACCTGATAGCACCTACAATTGCTGATGCAGGTGTTACTATAAGATTCTCATATACCTGTGTAGCTGCGTTACCTACTGTATTAACAAGGTATGTGCTTGGGGAAGATAGATAGTTGAAGTATATTAACTGATTTATTTTATCTGTCTTTGTATCAGTAAATTTATCTTTCATTAATTTGTTTAACGTTTCATCAGTATTTTTTGATAAGTTTTGAGCAGCCTTACTAATTGCAGATACATCACCACCCAATACTGCTGCAGTTAATTCACTAATCTGTTTATTTCTTATATCATTATTACTGCCTACAGGTATATTGAATGCTTGCAATGTTCTACCTGCATTAGCTTTTAAGTTTAATAACTTTTCTTGTATAGCCCTATGTCGTACAACTGCTTTAGCCAATTGTCCTTGTGCTTGTGTTCCACCATTACCTGAAGCAACCAAGTCTGCTATAGATTTAACTTTGTCAGCAGATGCTATAAATAACATTCTCGCTGCAGTTGCATATTCAGGTGTGCTAGACTTACCTGCAGCCTTAAAAAACTCCTCAAAGTTATCTTCTCCTAAACCTAATTCTTTTGCTCTTTTAAGTGTTTCTTCATTAGAAGCTCTAGTTCCTGTAGCCTTTGCACCTAGTTTTATGTCTTTATTTGAAGCAAAGATATCATCAACCATATCTTCAACACCATCGTTGACAGTTTCAAATAGTTCTTTACCTTCTTTATTTTGAAATTTTATTTTTAAGTTGGCACTACCTATATTAGCTTCATCAAATAGTGGGTCAGGTAATAGTGCTTTTGAATTACCTGTATTTTCTAACAAGTCTACAGTTTGATTAACTGCATTTTCTTTGTCTACAGCAGGTTGGGTTTCTTTAATAATAGCATTACCAGCTTCTTTTCTTACAGGGTCTTTAGAGCCTCTGAACATAATCTTAGCAGCTTTAATACCTATCTCAACAGGGAATGCAAGTATAGCATCTTCAACAGCCATTTTAAATCTTGACTGTGCTTCTGTGTCTTCTGGATTAGATTTAAGATATTCAATACCATCAGATATACCCGGAACTTCCATCAGTTCAGGTATCTGTGCCAATAAGTCTGTTAGTCTACCCTCATCACCAGATGAAACAAGCTGAGAACCACCAACAGCATCTAACACATTAACTGCAAACTTAGATTTAGGTCCTTTAGGGTCTTTAAATACTTTACCTACTTTAGGTATTTTAGTTAAAGCACCTACTCTAAGACCTCTAAATGCTACAGTACCAACAACAAAACGTGTTAAGTCTCTTGCTATTTGACCTGCAATAGTTTCATTTTTATCTACATTAGGTAATTGTAGTGGGTCATCTGAAATATATTCTTCTGTTTCTTCTTCTGTTCTTTTTTCTATGGTAGGAATAAAATCACTAAACTCTGTTTTACCATCATCGTCACCAAACTTTAAATAATACGGAACTTTTTGAGCAAATGCATCAGTTAAATAATCTTGTAAATTTACAACTCCTTGTGCTGCATCAATAGTACCACCTACTAATGCTTTAGCTGTTTCACCTAAAAATGTAGGCTCTTCTTCTGATTCTAACTTTTTTTGTTCTTCGTAGGCAAGTTTTTCTTTAAGCTGAATATTATTATTCATCTTTGCTATAGGGTCTTTATCCTTATCTTCTTCAATTTCTTTTAGTATATCATCTAAAACTGAAACAGGAGTATTTTTTATTTTATTTTCATCCTCAATCTCTTGAAGAATATTATCTAAAACAGACATTTTTTCTCTATCTTAATTTTTTGATTAAATCATCATATTGTTTTTTTGTTACTTGGTTACTATAATTTTCTAAATATCCCTTTAACAAATTTCTAGATTTTACATTACCGTTATCTGCTTCTTGTTTTAACTTTTTTAATTCATCTAATGAAGGCATAACAGATGCACCTTTATTTTCTTGTTGTATAACGAATTGTTTTCCAAAGTCAGGAGCTTTAATACGTTTTAATCTATCTAACAGAAGTTCTTCATTATTTGTTAAGCCTTCTGGTGTAATTTTCTTCTCTTCTAATTCAAGTATTCTTTGGTCAATACTCTTTGTTTTTGTGGTATCAAACTGCTTTCTAGCTTCTAATGGTATTGAACCCGGAAGTATAGAAATATCATCTCTATCTACAACTGTATCTAATTTTCCTACTCTTGTAGTAATTCCTTGTTGTATTCTATCGTCTATTTTAGGTGCTAATCCTAATGCACCCAACAAACTATTTTGAGTTGCTCCTACCTTTAAATTGCCATAATCTAATGGTTGTTGATAAGAAAGTTTATTAACTACATCTGTATCAGTTAATTTATTGTCTTGAGCAAATTTTGTCGTGCCATCCCACAATTGGTCAGCCTTACCTTTATAATCTGTGTCTAAAGCTAATTTAGCCATGGTTGAAGATAAACCTGCTTTAGCAATAGATGCTGCTTTAGGTAAGCTAAAACCTACTCCTATTAGCATTTCTAACTCATCTTTTATTTTTTTCTTGTCTTTTTTAATTTCTTCTCGTGTCTCAAGAGCCGTGCTAACACCAATCTTAACAGTATCATCTACTATTTTATCAGTTCTTGCAACATCTTTATCTATTTCTTCTTTTGCAGTCGTAGCAAATCCTTCTACAAATCCACCCCAAAAACTCATCCTGCTCTCCTAGCCATTAAACCCATAGGCTCATTCTCTGTTTCAGTAGACTGTTCCTCTTCTTCACTAGCTATACCACTAGCATCTTTATCTAAATCTTTTTCTAAATCTTCTAATACAGCAGATATCATAGCATCTTTTGTTTCTTCTCCCTCATCTCTATCCATGCCTGTATTATACTTTATACCTGCTTTATCTCCAATAAGCATCATCATTTCCATAAGTACAGGAATGACTAACATACCTGTATCAATGCTATGTCTACCTTCCATAACTCCTGCGAGTTGTATAGTATTTGCTAATGTTGTAACAGGTACACCTGACTCTAATACACCAACTAGTTGTTTAACAAATGAATCATCTTGCATACGCAAAAGATAGTCTTGAACAACTTCATCTGTTGATGTTAGTCGTGCAGGTGTTTGCCAAGGTCTAGCACCTAACTCATGTGTCATTGCCATACCGGGTCTTGGTGCATCAAATCTAGGCTGTTCCATTACGTTGGTCCTCTAGCTTCATTAATATCTTAGCAATTTTCATAACTTCTTCATTTTCCTGAACATTATTTGTTGAAGCATTTGGCATTGAACGCCTTAACATAATACCATCATTTTTATTATTAGCACTAGCTTTTTCAGAGCTAGTTTGTCTTAACTTAGAAGTTAACGCTTTCATATTTCCGTATAATTGTTGTGAAGGGTTTGTTAATGGCATATTAATTTCTTTCTATATTATCAACCGAAAGGACCAAATTTAGCTTTAATAGCCGCTGCACCTAATGTTGCAACTAAACTACCGACAGCACTTCCTCTACTACTTGATGCTGCTCTTTCTGAAGCTTCTTTCTGTGCATCAGCACTTATATTGGCTACAGTCATATCTCTTATTCTATCAAACTCACTCTCTGAACTTTTCCATGCCCACTCCATAGTGTCAGCATAAAATTGCCATAAGTTATCATATTGAACATTAGAAACATCTAATACTGCTTTAGCATTTAATTCATTAGCACGATTGATAGCTGCAGTGTCTGCTGTAGCAATCTCTCTTCTCCATACTGCATTATTCTGTGCAATAGCTAATTGATTAGTAGCATTGAATTGGTCACGTTGATTAGCCACTTCAGCATTAAATCTTGACAGTGTATTCAACTCACCTGCATTAAACTGATTCTGTGCATTAGATTGTGTAGCATTAAACTGTGACACTTGATTTGCTAATGTAGACATGAATTGGTCTACTTGATTCTGTGATGTAGCATTAAACTGTCTAGCAGCATTAGTGGCAGCTTGGTCTGTCAACAATGATTGATTTATAGCCTGTGCATTAAATAGAGCAGTTTGTTGTTCGTTGCTTAAATTAGCCATATCTAACTGTAAAAAGTTCTGTGCATTCTGAACTGCAGCTTGTTGTGCATTACTTAGATTACTTAAATCCATGTTAGCTAATGCCGATGCTTCAGCTACAACCATAGCTTGTCTGTTACTTAAATTATTTAAGTTCATAGTATTAGCTACACGACTATTCTCTAATGCAACTTGCTGTTCAGCAGTAAAGTTCATATTAGCTATATCACCAATCCTAGAAGCATTTTGAACTCTTGCTTGAAAGGCTTGGTCAAACTCTTGACCTATAAATGTAGCACGTTGCTGTGCAGATAACATTGCTCTTTGTTGTCTGTTAGATAAATTCTGTGCTTCAAACTGTGCAGTTACCTGTGCATCAGCCTGTGCTATTGGTAATGCTGATTCTAATGTAGCCTGTATTAGTGCCTGACCTGCAATACTTGATGCACCTAAACCCCTTTGTTGCATTACAGCTTGAACACCTCTTAGTGCTCCTGCTGCCCATGCAGGTGGATTGGTAGCATCAAAGTCAGCAGTAAGCTGTGCTAGTTGTCCTTGTACAGTAGCCTTCTCACTAGGAGTTGCTGTGGCAGCTTGTACTTGTTCTGTATAGGTAGATGCTTTTTCTGCGTTAGCTACACTGTCAATTAACTCACCTTGCTGTATCTGTCTCTGTACAGGATTGTTCATTAATGTGGCAGTACCTTGTGCTGCATTAAGGTCAGACACAGAACTAGCCGTTTGTTGTGCCGCTAAGACCTGTGCTCTTGGGTCTGATACATCAGCCTGTGCTGCCTGATTAGCTTGTAAAGCAGATTCAACTTGAGGGGTAACTTGTGCAGCATCCATAGATGTTGAGGTAACTTGTGTTGGTGCAACTGCCTGTGCTGTATCTGCACCATATGTAGGTGCTACAGGAGTAGTTGTCAATTGACCTGCAGTAGGTGCTATCATTTGTTCTTGCATTACAGGTGTTAGTTGTGGTTGCGTAACTGCACCTACAGGTATTGCACCTGTCTGTGCTAGTGTAGATGTAACATCTCCTATACCTTTAGTATCACCTTCTGTACCATAGGCAGGTACTTGCCCTTCTGCCTCACCTAATGTGGGTACATATGCTTGTTGTATAGGTGTTGTAGAAGGAGTAGACTGTGTTGGAGTACCACCTACCTGCATCTTACGCACAGCACCACCCTTAGCCATCTCTTGTGCTCTAGCTCTATACACAATCATCTCACGTTCTTTATCAGGGTTCTGCTTCAAGTAGTCATCAAAGTTTTTCATGCTACCTGCATAACCCATACGTGTGGCTATTTTCTGTAATCCCTGTGGCTTAAAGCCTTTAAACATTGCCATTACCTATTTCCTATTAGTATCTTATCCAACTTATCTTCTAATCTTTTGAGTGCATCCATAAGATTGTGCATATCATCTTTCACATCATCCTTACGTGCATAATCTTCTCGTGTCTTGTTCAAGAGTATCTGTATGCGTTTGACCTCTTGGAACATCTTGTTAAATGCCCAACCGAATGGTACAACGACCATAGTCAAGATTATATTCCAAAATAACATTGCATCCATTTCCATCAATCAGCTTCCTCTATTGTGTTGCCTTCAGCTACCCATTCTTGGATTGCTTGGTAGTGTCTGTTGGCAGGGTCTAGTGGGACTGACATGATGATGCCGGCGATGGTGGCTGCGATGCCTGAGTCCTCTCCACCAAATTGAATGTATTGTGCTGAAGTAATGCTCATCTGTTCCATTTATAACTCCGCATCTGCTTTATAAGTACAGTCGTATACTTCATCACTGCTTAAACCTGATAAACTAGCAACAAAACCAAACCCAGAAGGGCCAATGTTTGTCGCAACAGCACTGCCTCCTACATAAGCACCGGTATTTGTAACTCTAATTTTTCCAGCCTCAGTATCTTTTCTCCCAAAGATTGAAACTGTTGGCGTAGATCGCATCGTAACAGGAAATTGAAATGCTCCTACGCAACCTGTGCCAAAAGCCTCCACAAGAATTAAATTTCCATCTAACGTACCACTTGTCCCTACATTAGGGTCATAGTAATACCTTTGACACAAAGCTAGTTCTTCCCCTAATGACCTATGCTCAAATGGTGTGGCTTGAGAGCCTAGTTCCCACTGAATACCAGTGAGATAAAAATTATTATCTGTGCTATCTAATACGTTAACTTGCCCAACTGCTCTGTTAGCATCTGTTCTACTACCCCAAGATGTCTGTAATGTTCCTGATGTGAAATTAGACCCTGCCGCTAAATGCCAAGTAACTTCTAAAGATGTATTAACATCATTGGTAAATGCTCCAGTTGTATCACCTTCTATGGTAATTTCTTTGTGTTCCCAAGTGTCTGCTGAAGAAACTGTGTAGGCTTTATTAATATGCCTTGAATTATCTGTATCAAAAAGTTCAACAATATGTGTGCCTGATTTAGCTGACCTAACCCAAAAAGATAAAACAGTAGTTTCTGCACTTGATGTGCCTTTTTTAAGATGCTGTAAATCTTGACCCTCAAACCTTTGAGTAAATAAGAATTGAACACCAGAAGTCAAAGAAGTATCTGCTGTTGTTACATCAAGATGAATAGAGTTACTAAAACCTTGACCTGTAGGAACAGTTGTTGCTTGTATTGTGTTTGTAACAGCAGTGCTTCCATTATTAATTCTGTATCTGTCTAATGCACCATATCCTGCTGTACCTGCGGCTATAGATGTTGTTCCTCTTTGTGCGACTAATGCTTTAGGATTAAAAAACATATTCCTTCGCCCACCAATCTGACTATTGGTTAGGACTTCACCCATCTTTGCTAATTCTGCTGCTTTGGTCATGCTAAGTCTCCGTGTGCTATAATCTGAATGTGAGAAATATCAACAATAGAACCATTATTAGGAGCATATGTAATACAATCTAATTTATTAGTAGCAGAACCTACACTTTCCATTACTCTATTATAGTTAGAGCTTGTTAATGGACTACCTCCTGCTGAAGCATTAGATGTTGCATAGTTAGTGTCACTAAAAGCACTAGACAAAGTTACTTCATGTTCACCTGTAGCAGTATCAGAAAGACTAGAAACATTAAAACTGTCTCTTGTGGCTATAGTTCCTGTTCCATTTAAGTTTACCCAAGCCTTCGCTGTACCCTGATTGATTGTGCTCATAGCAGTAGAATTATTACTACTTGCATCTGTTAATGTGTTTACTCTTAATATACTAGCCATTATGCGAGGTCTCCGTGTACTGTTCCATATTGAGAAGATGCGTCAGTTAAAGTGTGACTACTATTTTTTGAAAATATTTGATAATTTGCAGTAGTATGACTTCCTGAACCTGCGTGAGCATTTTCATCATTAGATGTAGAATGAACTGTATGATATATAGAACCCATAACATTTGACATTGTTACTGTTCCATAACCTGCTCCTGAGTCTGTAAGAGTGCTAACATTTAAACTATCGTGATTAGTAAAAGAGGATGCAGAGGTAAATGTAATCCACGACTTAGC